AGACTCTTTCATATTGTAATTATAGAATGTCAAGAAACCTTTAGTCTTACCCTGTGGCTTAGTGATGTCTTGTTTAGCACCAGTATCCGAAGTAGATGGCTCTAACTTATCTGTGCCGTTTGGTTGTATGACTGCTTCTTTCATTTCTTTTTCTTCCGTAGGTTTAACATCTTGGATCCATTTAGAAACAAGATTACCAGATTGTTCTTTTAACAGTAAATGATTCGAACCACGCTTAACAATTTTATATAATTCACCATTTGATTCTACAATGTCACCTTCATTAAAAATCTCTCCACGAAAATATTGCTCACGGAGTTTATCTTTAACCATCATCAATTGTTCTTTGACTGGATCTAATCCCAATCCGTGACGAACATCGTTCATTAGGCGACGACCATCAAGTTCACGAATGTTGCTTGGCAACTTCTTTTTAAATTCTTCGTACAATCCTTTTACAGCCAACTGCTTCATTTTAGCATAGTTAGCATCAGGATTCTTTTCCGTGATTGGAATAATTTGGATGGAGGTATTTTCTTTAACAAGTTTCTTTAGTTTATCGACTTGTTCGCTTCCAGTAACTATTACAATCTTCTTGTATTTCTTGCCTAGTTCTTCAAGCAGATTATTAATCTTAGACTCGTTCACAGACTTGAACTTAGTCTTAGGGAACATTAACTTTAAGTATTGTTCCTTCTTTTCTTCTTGAATTAGGCTATCTTTAGTGGATGCGTAGATGACATGGTCAGTATTCTTTTGCTCTGACAGTCTAGTGACAGTTTTTACCAACAACTCATGTGCTGTGGTTGGAGGATCAAAATCTCCAAATGCACAGACTAATGTAGTCGAGGGTAATTCTTTGATTAGTTGTCTATAATCTTTCATACGATCCATCTATAAAGTAGTACATATTATTTAGGAGTTTGTATCCTTACATTACAGCTAGCATGCCTTGTGCTGCAGCAACGATCCAACGACAAGCGATCTCGTCTGAGGCTAGTTCTTGTTGAGCACGGATGTCAGCGATCTCTTGTATAAGGAATGCATACTCTTCAGAGGTTAGTTGTCCTGCAGCATAGTTCTCGTGGATAACTAAAAGTTCGTTTGCCAATGATGCTGCTGGACCACTTAGTCCAGCTTGTTCTCTTAATTCGTTGAGGATACTCATTTATCTACCTTTCCACGCATCGATAACTACATCAACTCGTGTTCTATTAAGTTTAACAATACTCTCACAAAATAAATTACTTTTACTGTCTTTGGCTTTCTTCAATGCTTCTTCCATCTTAGTGAATCCATCTGATTGTGGATCACCTCGTTCTGTAGAGTAAACTTTAAGAGTTTCTACTTTGTCTAAAACTGGTTGCCAATTGGACTTGTCTTCACAACTAATCTTACTTAGTCCTACTTTAACATCAATTGCTTGGCCAAACATAACTGGATCATGTGGCTTGGGAAAGATTACTGCGCAACCTGATAATGCTATCGCTAAAACTAAGATTAGTCTTTTCATTTCATCGCCTTACGAAGATCGTTATACAAAGCATCTTTATGTTCTGGCTTCATGCCACTTGCTAGATGAGAGTGGAATTCTTCTTTCTTACCTGATGATGCCAACTCTCTTAATTTAGTTCCAGAGATACCAGCCACACCTTTAGCTTTTTCATCTCGTTCACCAGATGAGCTAAATGAGATGTCTTTGAAGTTGTAGTTACCATGAGCACCAGCCACACCATTGTACTTCTTCAGTAAATCATACATTGGTTTGCGATCTGAACCACCAACAAAGTGTAGATGAGTCACACCCTTAGCGTGTAGATCAGCTGCATGTTGTAGCACAGTTGGTTTCTCTTTGGAAGCAACTTCAATGTTAGTTCCAGGAAATGCGTTTCGTGCATGCTTCAATTTAGTCTCTGGATCAAGAGGATTCTTACCATCCTTTGTATTGTGAGAGTGAGACAGAATCAGAGTATGATCACCACCAACAGCTTTGGCTTTGTCTTTGATAGTCTTAACAACTTCTTCGTGACCAGCAGTTGGAGGATTCATACGACCATATGCCATGACATGGTGATTCTCATCAGACTTTGGTGCGCCACGAGACTTCAATAGATTCTGGCGAGCAAACTCTGAACGATTGACCAACTTGGTTGGTTCTGTTACACCATTGTGAGTATGATTGTAAACAAAACCTTCTGGCTTGGAAGCAACACCACCGATAGAATGTTCATATCCACCTTCGTTTGATTCAAGACTATTGACCAATTCATTTTTTGCATTGGCAAGATGACTGTGCATCTTTAGTAGATTATCGTAGTGTTCTTTGTTCTTATCAATGTGTGACAACTGAGCACCAGCATCATTCATAATCTCTTGCTTTTTAGCAGGAGTTTTAATCTTTTCGAACTTCTTCTTTAGTTGTGATGACACATGGTCTTTAAATCCATCGCTTGAAGGAGTTTCACCAGTACGAACTGTTTGATTGATATAAGTTGCTAGATGTCCTGCTTCACCGCTATGCTCTGGGTGAATCGTTTTATACATCTTGGCACCATGAGTCTCATGAATGGTTTTGGCTTTGGATAGTTCACCAAGCACTTTCTGTTGAGATTGTTCAGAGTATTTTGCACCTCCAGCATCGTAGCTGGCAGTGTGGTGATAGATGTCTGAGTGAGAACCAAAGTCTCCCTCAGAAACATTACCAGTTGCACGCATGTTGCTTAGGTTAGTTCCTTCGTATTTGGTATGAGTAACTAAACCAAATTTAGATTTGTTAATTGATGCAGCTTTATCACCCTTTGCACCATAAGTGATAGTGTTTGGTGTGAAAGAAGTTTTGTCTCCTTCTTTCTTAAGATCAGGTTTAGTGAACATCACATCACCTTGGAATACACCTTTCTTTGGTGCAATCTTTGGTGCATGTTCTAATGCTGCTTTAAGTTTTTCTACAAGACCTGGAGCATGACCATGATTCTTCTCGATATCTTCAGGTGTATAATTTAACTTTGGATTTTTATTAAACGCAGACTTTGAAGCAACGAAGAATTTACCAGTTTCTGGATGATGTCCATAAACCAAAGATGGTGAACCATCATACTTCATTGTCAATTTGTTGGAGTTCATACCTTGTTTGGTATGAAAGTGTGCAGCATGAAGAGCATTATACGCATGATTGAATCCGTCTGCTCCATGAAACAGTGGACGATCCTCAGCGTGAGTAATGTGTTTGAGTTTTGCACCCTCTTCAGTCGGTGCAGCCTCAGTCAAAAAATCTCTAAATCCTAGTATCATATTACTATTATACCCTAAGTTGCAATAATTGTCAAGCGATAACCCTACAAAGTTGAGGGGATTATTGTAGCTTGAAAGTGCCTACTGCGCTCTTGTGAGCACCAGAGGATGATTTAATCGTGTAACGAGCAGCAACTGTTGGCTTACCTGTCTTAGCATGGATACCCTTAATGGTAACTGATGTTCCTTTTCCTGGAACTACATGTAAAGAGTCTGGCTTAAATTGCGACAAATGTTCATCGGCTAAACTGTGCATTGGTTTGATCACGGATTCTGCTTCTCCACTATCTTTAACTTTACTGTGCACAACTGTATGAGGAATGTGAGTATTCGGTGATACATTCTGACGAATAATATTCGCTAGATCTTCTGACTTGTGTTGTGCCATACCTGTAGCAAACGATTGAGTCATTTGAGTTCTTGCAGCAAGATTAGAGGCACGAGCAGTTTCTGCTCTTTGACTTGCTTGTTGACGGAATGCTTCTTGTTTCTTTTCTGGCAGCGCATCATGTGCTTGAATAAATTTGTCCATGTGTTCATGCATGATTTTCTTTTTACCAGAGAGTTTCTTACCTGCTTGAATCGAAGCAAGACCCTCAGCATGTTTCTGACGAATCTCATTGATAGGCATCTCATCAATTTTAGTTTGAATGTTTCTCTGATCAGCAGAACCATTATAACCAAGTTTTTCCATCGCATCAGTATGGTGCTGCATTGGAGCACCAAGAGATCCTGATGATAGTTTAGCAGTTTTTTCTAATGCGTCAAGCCCTGGATTGCGATAGTTTGGCTCTTGTGAACCATACTTGGCAGAGATGCCATGGTGTCCAACAGGTTTACCTTCTTTGTCGTGTAATGTAACAATTAAGTCAGCGTTGGAGTTTACATCCTTAACACCAGTAGTTTTCTCATGGTCACCAGCAACATTTGGTTTATCTGCATTTGATGTCCAGTGAACATTACCGATGTGTGCATGGTCACCAATATGTCCTTGCTCTTGCATGCTTTGTTTAAACGCTGCTGCAGATTGTTTTGCATGACGATCAATTTCTTCGTATGCTGCAGGTGGAATCTTTTCTTTTAGTTTATCATGTACCTGTTCTGGAGTACCAGCATGGTCTGGATTATCAGAGAATGAACGATGATGTTCTGGAAGTGTGGTCTGAGGATGTAGATGTTTTGCTAAAAGTATCTCATGGAGTTTACCTTTATCATCTGAATCAACAGATGAAGATTCTGCTTCTAACAGTAAATCTTCTTTTAAGACTTCTTCTTTAATAAATGTTTTGAAATTTAGCATATGTTTACCATGGATCCCCTGAGAGTTTTAAAGATGATGCCATCTTTTCTGACTCGAATTTAAAACGAATCTTCATAATCTTTTTTTCACCAGCTTTTACGCCAAT